TGTACTTTATCCTTCTCCTCAATGGAAAAAGAGATCAGAACATGAACAAAACAAATATCATGATCGTATGAAAAATAATAAGTCCTTTAATAAGAAAAAGAAAAATATGATTTATAATGGAAACACTTTGAGTGAAGCAAAAAAATCGTTAATTGGTAAATTTCCAAGAAAATATATGGATAAATTCACTCCTACAAAATATAATGAATATATTGATAAATATGGGAGTTGGATTCTAATTGATGAATTAAATAATATTAAAGATTTATATCTTAATTATTATAATAACAAAACTAAGCAATATAAAGAAAAACATGACAAAATTAAGGAAAAACATGAAATGAAAAAGAATCTTAAAAAATTGTTATATAATAAACGTGAAGAAAGATTACTTGTACTTAATAGTAAATTTGATAATATGAAAATGGGGGGTAATATTTCTCAAATGGAAAAGAAACAATTTGAAAGAGCACGTATGTCATATATTATTGATCAGTGTAATCAATTTTATAAATATGAATACATTGATGGAATAAAACAGTTTACTTATTCAAATACTGATTTGATCTAAAGAGCAAATTCAGGTAAATCTTTATTATTATAAGTAGTATTAATTATCACTTTTTCAATATTATTTTTTTTGATTGTATCATCATTATCATCATCGCTATCACATAATACAAAATCAGGTAAAGGTACATTAGGGATAAATATTTCTTTAGTATTTTTTTTAACTTTTTCTTCTAATTCACTTAAATTATCTCTATAATATACAAAATCATCATAGAAAGACATTATTTTTTGAATATTATCATTCCACCAAATTTTATCTCTTTTAACTAAATCAATTTCATATCTAGTAATTTTCCACCATTTTGTTTCAACAATATTATATCCTTTTTTAATATATTCATCGATCCATTGTAGATATTCATCATCTGATAATAGTAATTTAGGATATAAATATGATAATTTATCACCTCCTTCTTTTTTATAACTGATGGTACATCCTTTTGGTAAATTTTCTGATGTTTTACCAGTGATAATTGTATCATATTTTTCAACATCAGGATATGAATGAGATAATGGTTTTTCTAAATTTAATATATCTTTTTTGTAATCTATAAAAGTTTTATATTCATCAAGTTTTACTTGAAAGAAATCACATTCATCAAGATCACATACTTCTAATTGTCCTTGCATCTGCATCCAATAATGATGTGGCATCCATTTAGATTTGTTTCCTTTAACCCAAAATTCACGTCTAGTAGGACACTTAATTTCCAGCATTCTTCCTGTATATTCTATTGGCCCTGTGTCATCACAAATACCATCAGGTGATGCTCCAAATATAGGAAAATACGGATGAGGAATCATACCAAATTCTTTAACAGTTGTCTTAGTAATCAATTGATAAAATAATGTTGCGATTTCTTCATATTTAGTACCCCATTCTGTATGAATATTTGATGTATGAGGAGCATTAGTAATTTTATCATAAATTAAATTATATTTTGATTTGTAATTATCATCACCCATGGCTGTTGCTATTGAACTAGCTGTGAGTTTATCCCTACGCATTTCATACCATTCAGGAGATCTTTGTTCAGGTAAATCTAATTGTAATAATTTATATAATTTATCCCTTCTTTCATTATATTTAAAATTATTATTAATAAATTCTTTTACTATAGAATTAATTAAATATTTTTCAGATATCAATTGATTATCATTTTTATTTTGCGCCCCATTTACATCATTACATAAATTAATTAGTTCATTAATTATTTCATTTTCATATATATGAATATTACCTACTACACTTGAATAATTATTATTAATATAATCTAATATATCTTGTTTTGATATCATGTTTAATTAAATTTAATATTATAATCAAATTTATAGTTAATATATTATATTAAGATATTCTTAAATATTATGTTGAATAAATTTGATTTTATTGTTGAAGATAAATTAAAACATTTATTATTCATAATGCCTTCCTTTTCTGATAAGCTTCAAAACAAAAAAGAAGTTACTAAATATAGTACATCATTTAAGTGTGATAAATGCGGTGAATGTAAAGCAAAATATTTTATTCATATGAATATAGATAGTTCAGATAAATATATTTGTTCATATCTATGTAGTAAAGATATGCATATTAATTATGGTAAAAATTATTGGGATAATCTAGTAAATATAGAAGATTTTCAACATCCTAGACCTTTACAAATTAAGAATGAATGTATGGATAAATTCAAAGTTGTTCATGATCCTATTAACAATGATAGAAATGAATTTATACAATCTTTAGAAGAGGAAGATAAACGTGTTGAAGCATTAGAAAAAGATTATGAATATAATAGTTCAGAATCTAGTGATATGGATTATGATTAAAAACGATATGGATTATGATTAAAAACGATATGGATTATGATTAAAATGATATGAATTATGATTAAAATGATATGAATTATGATTAAAATATTATATATATTATATGTTTATAGTTAAATTATTTTTTTTAGTTGTATTATGTTTTACATTTTTATTAATAGTTTCACCCATAATTGATCATATATTTTATGTAGATGAATCTGATAAAAATATTAATATATATAAAATAATTTTATATATATTATCACATGTAATATTAATTTGTATATTTGTATATTTATTACATAATTATATCATATTGAATTATTTAAAATATTTTAAAATAGATAAACAATATAAAAATTTTAAATATATATTAGATTTAATAATAGCAATAATATTAATAGGTTTACAACGAAATTTAAAACATAAATTAAATTATATATCAGGATTACACCCTATTAGGTCAAAATTAATATAATAAAATATATATTAGATATAATGAATCAAATAGGTGGTTTTAATAATCTTAAAACATATTTAGATACAGATAAATATATTTTGCTTTTTTTCACGGCAAGTTGGTGTGGTCCTTGTAAAAAAATATATCCTGATTTAGAAGAATTATATAAAAAACTTGATAAAAAAATTATTGAATTTTATAAAATACAAATAGATGATGATGATAATGAAGAAATATGTGAAATATTTAAAGTAGAGTCTGTACCATCATTTTATTTGATGAAGAATAAAGAATGTATAAATACTTTAAAAGGGGCAGATATTAATGGGATAAAAAAAATGTTAAATATTAAAGATTAAATGATTATTTAATATATAAGGATGGCGACATTTGACGATTTTAATTTAAAGGAGCAATTACTCAGAGGAATATATTCACATGGATTTGAAAATCCATCGGATATACAATGTAAAGCATTACCTATCATTAATGATAAAAAAGATCTAATAGCACAAGCACAATCAGGTACTGGTAAAACTGGTGCATTTACGATTGGAGCATTAAATTTACTGAATGAAGAACTTAAAAAAACACAAGTATTGATATTAAATCCTACATATGAATTAGTTAATCAAAATTATGATGTTATGAAAGAATTAAGTCAATATTTAGATGTTACTATTATGAAAGTAGTAGGGAAAACCAGTTTAGATGAGTGTAAAAGAGATTTACAAAAAGAACCTCAAATTATTATAGGCACACCTGGCAGAGTATTAGATATGATGAGTAAAAGATATTTATATACAGATAATATTAAATTATTAATTTTTGATGAAGCAGATGAAATGTTATCTGGAGGTTTTCAAGAAAATATTTATAATATAATTTATTATATCCCTAAAGACTCTCAAATATGTTTATTCAGCGCAACAAAAACTGATAGTACAATGGAATTATGTGATAAAATGTTAAATAATCCTGAAACAATTTTAGTAGAAAATAATAATGTTACATTAGAAGGAATTCAACAATTTAAAGTCATTATTAATGAAGAATGGAAATATGATACTTTAATTGATATTTATAATTTGTTAAATATATCACAATGTATAATTTATATAAATTATAAAAACAAATTAATGGATGTTTATGATGAATTAATTAAAAAAAAATATCCAGTTGATTATATTCATGGGGATATTTGTAAAGAGGAAAGAGAAAGTAAATTGTCCGATTTCAAGAATGGTAAAACAAGAATATTATTATCAACCGATTTATTAGCACGTGGTATTGATATACAACAATTAAATTTAGTAATTAATTTTGATTTACCTAGATCTAAAGAAACATATATTCATAGAATAGGTAGATCAGGAAGATATGGTCGTAAAGGAGTTGCAATTAATTTTATAACAAATAGAGAAATATATTATTTAAAAGAATTGGAAGAATATTATAAAATACAAATTAACGATTTACCTCAAAATATTACTGAAATATTTAATATTTAAAGTAATGCGTAATAAATATAATAATATTTTTTATACAAGTATAAATGGATAATTTGGAAATAAATCTTGATGAAGAATTTAAAAATTTAGATATATCAAATAACAATAATAATGATAATAACACCATAGGTATGGATTTATTAATTAATAATAATAATAATAGTAGTAATAATAATAATAATAATAATAATAATAATAATAGTAGTAATAATAATACTAATGAAAAAACAATATTATATCAATCTGATGATGATAACAAATCAAATAAATCTGATGAAATGAAATCACCTAATATTAATCCTAATAATGATTCATCATCAAATATATTTAATGATCCATTAATGAATAATATTCCAGATAATGAATATAAACCGGTACATGTATTATCACAAAGTGATATAAAAAATGAAAAAATAGAATTATTATATAAATTTAAGAAGCTAAATGATCAAGGTGTAAGAACTACATCAAATTATAACATGAATTCTAATTTAGATGATATGAGAAATGAATATATTAAATTAAAGAAACAGAGAGAAGTAGAAAGTTCTATTAAATTTCAAAGAAAAGTTATGATGGCAGCTGTATCTGGTGTAGAATTTCTAAATAACAAATTCGATCCATTTGATGTAAAATTAGATGGTTGGTCAGAATCAGTAAATGAAAGTATTATGGATTTTGACGAAACATTCGAACAATTATATGAAAAATATGGGGGAGGTGGAGATATGGCACCTGAATTAAAATTAGTACTTATGCTAGGTGGTTCTGCTTTCATGTTTCACTTATCAAATACTATGTTCAAATCGTCTATACCTAATATGGGAGATATAATGCAACAAAATCCAGATTTAATGAAACAATTTGCTAAGGCAGCTGTAGGATCCATGGCTGGACCTCAGCAAGGTCAGCAGCAGCAACCATCCATGCCTAATTTCATGCAACAGAATAATCCTTCTGTACCAATGAGACCAGAAATGAGTAGTCCTGATGGAGATATTGATGATATCATTAATAATATGAATCTTCAACCAAATTTAGTACCAGATTTAGATAATATTTCTATAATGAGTGGTGATAGTAATAATTCTAAAGGTATTACATTGAATTTATAAAGTCTTCTTCACATCATTTAATAAATCTATACAAGTATCAATATTTTGTGTTTTTTTATCTTCTTTAGTATCCCCTTCTTGTTTATACAAACTTTTAATAATTTGTATAAATATTGCATATAATACTATCATTATTACTGATAAATTTATATCTTTAGTTGCTATCAAAAATAAACAAAATATAAATATGAATTTTAATAATTGTTGATTATGAAAATAAGGTTGCATATCTTGAAACATCATACGACCACCAAACATATTCAAAATAAACGCCGAACTCATAAACATAGGATTATTTGTTAAAATATCAAATAAATACATTATAATTTATAAAATAAAAAAAATATATATATATATATAAATGGTTGCTTTATTAAGTGAATGTTATAAAAATGATAATATTACTTCCACTTCAGATAATAATAATTTAAATATAACAAAAAATAATGATCAACAACAACTAGAACCTAAACCTATATCTGAACCTTCTCAAAATGTATATTCTGATATACCTAAACCTATAAAATCTAGATTATTAGATAAAAATGACGGCAATTCAAATATTCAATCTTCTGATATGACAGATTATGTTGAATATTTAGAAAAATTAGTAGTTGATTATAAAAAATATATTGAAGAAAGATTTAATAAAATTAATGATCAAGAATATAAAGTCGTGGAAAATTTTTCTATGGGTGGTAAAAATATGAATGATTTATTAGTATATATAATTACTTGTGTATTTGTATTATTATTAGTAGATTATATCTTTAAAATGGGAAAAAATTCTTATTAATAGTGAAATAGAGTCCTATTAACTAAATTTTTTATTAATATTTAATAATATATTATCGTTATATATTAAATTACCAGTAGGATTATAGTCATCTATTTTTTTAAAAGTGGTTGTATTATTTTCAATTCTTTTAATATTTTTATATGTTCTTTTATTTTTCTTTTTCTCCCAAGATATAAATAAAAAATTCGGATGCATATACATCACATCGAATTTATCTCTTTTTAAAGAATCTATTATATATTTTCTTAACTCTACTATTTTATATAATGGTTTACCTATTAAAAATTCGGGTAATGAATAAGTACAATAAAACCATTTATTTTTAGAATGATATTTAATTCTATTATGTATTTGTACTAATATATCATCAAATAATTTTAATCTATTAAGGTATTTTTTATCTGCTTCTTCAAATAATGCGTCTATGTTTAAAGAACTCATAATATATATACTAATAAAATAAAATGAATATTGATACACTGATTTTATCAGGTGGTTCAATTAAAGGTTTATCATTTTTAGGTTCAATCAAATATTTAGTTGAAAAGAATTATATAGATAGTAATTTTAAAAATATAAAAAAAATAATATGTGTATCGGCCAGTTTTTTATTCATATTGATATTAATATTATTAGAATATGATTATAATAATATTGAAACTGATATGATTAATTTTGATTATAAACAATTTTTAGATATTAATGATATGTCAATAAAAAGTTTTATCAATGAATATGGTTTTATTAATTATCATAGAACACATATTTATATTCAAAAATTATTAAAAGAAAAATATAATGTAGAATCAATATCATTATTAAAATTATATAAATTAAGTGGTATTCATATAATTGTAAAAGTTGTTAATATTACAAATGAAAAAATAGAATATATAGATCATATAAATAATCCTAAAATAAATATATTAAAATTAATTCAAATGACTACATGCATACCTTTATTAATAAAACCAGTCAAATATAAAAATAATTTATATCTAGATGGCGGTTTATCAGGTAATTGTCCTATAGAAATAAATGATTCTGATAATTATTTAAGTATAGAAATATATGGTGAAAAATATAGAAAAATCAATAATGTATTAGATTATATTATAAAAGGTTGGAATATGTATTCACCAGATATTTTAATCAGAAAATATGATAAAAAAAATATTAAAATTAATTTAACGAATTTAGATATAAGTATAAGTGATTTTAATATAGATTATGATATGAAAAAAAATTTATTAAAAGAAGGATATGAACAAACTAAATTACATTTTGAGATATATAAATAATCTAATCTTCTAAATCTTCAATAGAACAATAATTGAATTTGGGCCAACTTTTAGTACCATTAGGTGCTTCATCTTTAGTTTTTTCACCATACACACAACCATATTTAGTTCTTAATTGCATTTTTTCTAATTCTTTTTTAATATCACTTTTAGGATATTTCTTATGATTAATTCCTTCATTTTCACACCATAAAATGAATGAATCATATATATTATTAAATGATAATACTTCATCACATTCTACTAAATCTTCACAGAACCATTTTTGAATAATATCATTCTCAATAACATATACATTAGTTGCTTGGGATACAGAACTAGGTGCTTTAGTACCTTCTTTATCATATATTTTATAATAACTCAATAATTTAAGTAAGAATAATAAATTCCATTGCTTAAGTTTAGAACCTAATTGCATATCCATTTTATATTGATGAGGATTATTTTGTGTAGGTCTAGGATTATCTATAAATTTAGATGGAAAATCTACTACTTCTATACGTCTGGTTACACCACCATCAATATTTGCTAATTTAGGTAGATCATTACACATAAGGATGATCTTAAATTGTGGTTTGAAATCACTAGCTTCTTTAAATAATCCTCTACTAGACATTTTATCACCACCAGTAATTTGCTTAAGTTTTCCTACAAATATTTGATCGTCCTTATCTGGTTCAGACATATATACAAATCTAGCATATCGTATTCTTTCTAATTCGGGAGATGCAGCAGAAGAACTTCCTCTTTTTGTAGTGATATATGCTACATCCATAATTTTACTATAATCACCTAATGTAGCTTCAATTAATTCAATAACTTTACTTTTTCCATTACTACCAGAACCAGTCCAAAAGTAAAATTTCTCTTCACGCACTTCTCCACTTAAACAACTTGATAGGAATCTAAATGTATATTCATTTACATCCTCAAATGGTAAAATTTTCTTAATAAAATCTTCTAAATCTCTATTTAGATCATCAAAATTATCGAGAACATTAGGAATAATTTCTTTCACTTCATCTAGAGTCAATGGTAATAATTTTTTGTCAATCGGTAAATCATAATCAACCGATAAACTAATATAGTCAGAGGGCATTCCTTCTCTGAACTGTATATCATATACATCTTCACTAACTTCATATCGTAAATCTACTACACAATTATCTAATCCTAATAATTGGAGATTAGAATTTAATTTATCCATAAATTTCTCATCATAGAATTTCTCTTTACATTCCTTCATAATTTTATCCTTATAATTAGAATCTTTTAATTTGAGAATTACTATATAACAACACTTAATAAAACTGTCATATTTATCATAGTCGTCTGATTCAGGATCATCTCCTCTCATATTTTTATATTTTTTAGAGAAATATTCATATACTTCTATCATATCATCTGATAGACGACGTCTAAGCATATGGCCTTGTTCAGTTAATCTCCATTTACCGTTGGTATTATCAAAATAATACCAACTATTTTCTCTTAAACCAGCACATACAAATTCTTCCTTATAGTATTTATGAATAACATTAGTAACATCAGAATGTGTCCCACACGCTTTTTCTTTTTTAATACTTTTAATAATTTGAGTTTCTAATGAATCTTTAAGAATTCGTTCATATGATTCATTATCATCTTTTCTAGCCCAATAGATTAATGTACCCATCGTCATAACCTTTCTTTGTTCTGTTCCCTTTCTTTGTGCTGTTCTTTTCATATAATCCCATTGTTTATTACATGCATCTTCATTATACTTTTCAGGACATTTTTTACTGAATTCATGCCAAATTTCATTACCGAATTTATATGGTGCTATATTATAAATACAATACCCAAAATTCATCCATGAAGATTGATCACTTGCTCTATCATCATTTAATATATTAACTATATTACTAATATGAGTCCTATCCTCACCTTTTAGTTTATTTATATTTACAACGCTTACATATTCATAATTGTTATTATCTGTCATATTTACATTATTATTAGTTGGTTTCTTTTTAAGTATTTCAGGTCCAATATATTCTACATTGGTAGTAGTATTTAATTGTACACTATTCTTTTTCATAATTTCTAGAGGATTTTGAATATAAATATCTATAGGTAATTCTTTAATAACATTCTCTTCTGTTAATTTATAGATATTAGTTAATTTATAAGTATAATCTTCCTTAATTTTACCGCAACCATATATAAACCAATTTCCTGGATTATATAATGATTTATCAAAAATCTGATCGACATTATTAGAAGGCATAATATTACATGTATTTTCCATTATTTCTATATAATGATCTTTATCTTCTATTACAGCATCTATTAATTTTTTATAATTACTGATATCTGAAATAATATCAGGAAATAATAAATGTAATCCGTCTTTGGATCCATAACCATTTTGTGGAGCTTTCATTATATTATCTTTCTCCATTACCCACATTTGTAATTTATTTATATCACTTAATGAGAATATTAATTTAATTTTATCACATATAAATTCATATGTTTCTTTAATAAATTCTTCAGTATATTGTCTATCTGTATGTTCATCTTTATATTTAAAATCTAAATCAATTATTAAAGGACAAACATTATTAAACCTTTCTAATAAACTAATCTTATTACCTTTCCTTAAAGAAGAATTGATCATTTTATATAATATTATAGTGTCATCATTTGATAAATTATAAGAACCATATGGTAGTCCACCTTCATGAACAATGTGTGTGATACTAGTAGTATCATCGTCTTTTTTTCTAATTTTTGTATTCAAAAATTCAGAAATTTCACACATTTATAAATAACTATATATAATATTATCCTCAAATTTATTTTTATATATATTTTGAAAACAATTATATTTTTAAATCAAATTTTTAATTATTTAACTATATATTTATATGATAAATATATAATGAATAAAGCAATTAAAAGGATTGTTAATAAAGATATTAAATCTATAGAACATAATAAATTAAATGAACAAGGAATATTTATTGAATTTAATGAAGAAAATTTGCTAAATGCTAAAGCATTAATCATAGGTCCTACAGATAGTTTATATGAAGGAGGATATTTATTTTTTAATATAGATTTTCCTAAAAATTATCCATATTCACCACCAGATGTATCATATGTACCTTCTAATAAAATAAGAATTCATCCTAATTTATATGCCGACGGTCATAAATCAGGTTTGGGTAAAGTATGTTTAT